CTGATTATATTGATATTTGGGCTAAGTACAAACAAGTCAAAGGATTAAGAACATCAACAGATGGCCAAAGACAAACCAGGACTGAGGTTGAATTAATATGCCGAGCTGATACAATAGATTTTATTGACGCTAATATTGGTGGTCAAGAGTGGTTTTTCCAAGTTGATGGCGTTGATGAGAATTACAGAATAAATGATATTTACGAAAGTGAATATAAAAATTATACAAAAATCATAGGAATTAAAATTGAATAATGGCAAAAGCTGGTGTTAAAATAAATAGTAGTGATTTAGTTTTGCTAAATAAAAAGTTAAAAAAACTTAAAAAAATTAGCGAACAAAAACTAAGTAGTCAAATAGGTTATACAGCCGCTAACATAGTATCAAAAGCTGTAAAAAAAGTTCCTGTTGATACTGGTAATTTAAAGCAATCCATTAGTTTTGGTTCACAAAAGAATCAAGCGTATGTTGAAGCGACTGCAAAATATGCACCTTTTATTGAGTTTGGTACTGGTGGTGCCATAAACACTAATGATGCTGAGGAACTAGGTATAAGTGCATCAATGATAAAAGCTATGTTTAGTGGCCAAGGTAAAAGAGAGGTTACAATGAAGCCGCAACCATATTTTTTTAATTCTGTTAGGGAGGGTTTTTATGAATTATTACAAAAATTAGAACAAGAGCTAAAAAAAGCAACAAAATAATGAAAGACCCTATAAAATTTATAAGACAAAAAATAATTACAACTTGCGGTGGTAATATAAGTTATAATGGTGCAAATGTGCCATTTTATAACAGAGTGCCTAATAATGTATCATTCCCTTATGTGAGAGTTTATGGTTTATCAACAAATGCAATTGATGATAACCAATCAAAATATAATGTTGAATGTATTACTAGAATTGAGGTTGTTACTAGATTTCAAAGTACAACTGGTGGTGATTTACAAGCTAATACAATCATGAGTGATATAATGAATTTGATTATAAGTAAAAATCAAAGTGCATTTGATTTAACATCTAATAATTTTAATTGTTATGCAGTTCAAAATTCTGGCGTAACATATTTACAAGAGGATTTAACAGACCACACATATTTTAGGGCAATATTAGAATTATCAAATAAAGTTGAACAAACAAATTAAAAAAAATGGCATTACAAGACATGAAAATATATACATTTAACACATTAGCCCTAGGATTATCAATGACAAACATTGAAGTTACATTAAGAATTATTTTGCTAATTGCAACCATAATTTATACAATACAAAAAATAAAAAGTAAAAAACAAGATGGCAACAAAAATTAGCGAGGATACTAACGTACAACTAGATTTAAAAACAATAGGAATTATTATTGCTGGTACAATTTCACTAGCTAGTATGTGGTTTACATTACAAGGCGATATAACTGATTTACAAAATAAAATTGATAATTTTTCTGGTGATGAATTTGTACAACAAATGGAGTTTAAATTTAAAGATGAATTAATCAGAACTAATATTGTTCAAATTGATAAATTAACAGAAAACATCAAAGAGGATGTTGAGGAAAATAAAGAAGCAATAAAAGATTTAGAAGATAAAGTTTATAAAAAAAGATGAAAAAATTTATATTATGTGTGATATTTGTATTGGTTGCGGTTTGTGTTAATGGTCAAGATTTAAAATTATTGCATATTAATGCAAAATGGAATCAATCTAACAATTTTGATTTAAAGGGTGTTAAAAATTGTATAATTAAATATGCATTATTAGAGGACCAGGTGCCATCTTTAAAAGCACAAATAAAATCTGTGCCAGTAATAATATTACTTGACAAAAATGGCAAACCTAGAGGCCAATGGAAAGCTGACTTAAGTTTTAAAATTACAGCTACAAAAGATGAAATACAGCAAAGAATTAATGAAATAATGCTAGAAGGCACAAAATCTAGAAGGGCAACAACAAACTAAAAATAAATTATGATTAGTAAACATATTTCTGAAAAAGAAGCTACTAAAAGCATTACAGCAATGAGATTAGGACTAGCAAATACGCCAGATGGCAACATTTTATCTAATATGAAAGCGGTTGCAGAAAACATATTTGAGCCGCTTAGAAAATGGGTTGGTGGTCCAATAAAGATTAATTCTTTTTATAGGTCTGAGGCACTTAATAAAGCTATTGGCGGTGCATCAAAAAATGGTAAACAAACCTCGCAACATTGTTTTGGATATGCAATGGATATTGATGATATCTATGGCCACAAAACAAATGCTGAAATGTTTAATTATATAAAAGAAAATTTAAACTTTGATAGCATGATATGGGAGTTTGGTGATAGTACAAATCCTGACTGGGTCCATGTTAGTTATGTAAGTGATTCAGTTAATAGAAACCGAATATTAAAAGCGGTTAGAGACAAGGGTAAAACTAAATATATAGATATTACAAATAGTTAAATGAATTGGGAATTTGCAATAGTAGAAAAATTAACTACTGGCCCATTATTAGGGTTTAGCTACTATCCAGCAGATGATTTAAATGACTGGACTGAATTTAATTTATATTTAATATTGTTTGTTATGCATTTTAAATTTTATGAAAATGAAAAAAATAATTGAAGTTTGTATGATGATTTTAGTTTTATTAATTATATCTATTTTTACAATATATCCATTAAGTTAATATTATGAGTGATAAAAAAAAATTTAAAGAAACTACTGTTGGTAAATTATTATTTGGTGCGGCATCAATGATAAACCCAACATTAGGCAAAGTATTAAGTGGTGTAAGTTCACCGCAAGAGGCATTATCTGAAATTGGTAAATCAAAAATTTCTAATGATGATAAAATAAAGCTCCAACAGATGATTTACGAACAACAAAATAAAGAAATTGAATCAATTACATCAAGGTGGGAAGCTGATTCAATGTCAGATTCATGGCTATCTAAAAATGTACGCCCATTAGTATTGGTGTGGTGTATTGTAGTTTTTTCTTTAGCTGGTATTTTAGATAGTATTGAAAGTGTGCCATTTCATATCGGTGTAACTTGGAATGATACATTTGAAAAAGTTATGATGGCAGTTGTTTTAGCTTATTTTGGTGGGCGTACAACAGAAAAAGCAACAAGTTTTTTTAAAAAATAAGTAAACAATGGAAACAATAAAACACATTTTTGGATTTTGTGGGGAATCACATCCAAATATATTTACATTAATTTTAGTTATAGTATTATTTAAAATTTTAATTTATAAACTATATAAAGCTAAATTTAACAATGGCTAAAAACATAGTAAACAATTACAGAAAAAAGCATAAAAAAAGGCGGCCAGGTGTTCATTCTAAAAATGCATCAAAAAGTCAAAATGGCTATAAGAAAAAATCTAGGGGTCAAGGAAAAAGAAGGTAGCTAAAATTGCTTAAATTTGTAGTTTAAAATAAATATATGGCTACGACATTTACTGGCTTAAGGGTTCAAGATACTTATAATGCAATCCTAAAAATAGGCGATAATACAAATTTAACTGGAACTGCAAAACTACTAAGCGATGGCCTTGGTAATGCATCAGCTGTTTATTTATCGACTACTAGATTAGGTATTGGTGTAACTCCAACATATCAATTTCAAACAAGTGCAAACGCTAAAATTGGTGGTAATTTAATTATTGCTGGTGATTTAACAGTAAATGGTACGACTACAATTATTGATTCAACAATTATTGCTATTGGTGATAATATGATTGAAATGGCCAAAGGCAATACAGCTAATACAAAAGACATTGGCTGGTATGGTAAAATAGTATCTACTGGTACTAAATATGTTGGAATGGCTTATGATGCATCAACTGGTATTGCAACGCCAAAATTTAATTTAGGTTTTGGAACTGTTGAGCCAGGTAATACATTTGCAACAACTGTTACTGGTACTTTAGTCGCTAATTTAGAGGGTAATGTTACTGGTGGCACAATATCTGGTACAACTGGTACTTTTACTGGTTTAGTATCTGGTATTGCACCAACATCTGATTTGAATTTTGCTACTAAAAAATATGTTGATGACCAAACAATACCAACACCTACATTAAGTAGCGTTTTAAGTGCTGGTAACACATCTGGTGCAAATGATATAAAAATCATTGATGACCAAAAGCTACTTTTAGGCGATGATGGTGATATGCAAATTTATCACAATCAAGTAAACTCTGTATTTTTTAATGATACTGGAAATATAGTTTTCAGAAATAATGCAAATGATTCAGACATCAGTTTCCAAACAGATGATGGGCAAGGTTACACTACTGAATATTTAAGATTAGATGGTAATGATGTAAATGTTGTTTTTTCAAAACCTATAAGCGGAACAACAGCATCATTCTCTGGCTTAGTAACTGGTATTGCTCCGACTAGTGATTTAAACTTTGCCACAAAAAAATATGTTGATGACCAAACTATTCCAACACCAACTCTATCGAGTGTTTTAGGTACTGGCAATACATCTGGTGCCAATAATATTATAATGGCTGATAACCAAAAGATTTTAGTTGGTACTGATAGTGATTTAGAGTTGTGGTTTAGTTCTGCTGATGGTTATTTAAGAAATAATACTGGCGATTTATACATACAAAACTTAGCAAATGATAAAAGCATTGTATTTCAATCAGACAATGGTATTGGTGGGGTTACTGAGTACTTTAAAATAGATGGCAATATAAACAGAAATGTAATTTTAGTTACTACACAGCTAAATGATAATGTGCCAATGATATTTGGTGATGGTGCTGGTCGACCAAGTATAAAATATGATTCAACAGCTAGTCAATTATTTATAAATGGCGATTCTAAGTTTTTAAATAGCGCTTATGTAGTAAATAATTTAAATGTACAAAAATCGGTTTACCAAACTGCAACTGGTGGTTTTTATATAAGTAAACCATATGGAGCTGATTTTTATACTACTCAAGACAATTATACTGGTGCTATTGAAATAGCATTACCAACTGGCGGAACTGGTCATGATGATATGATTAAGTTTGTTGTAGATATATTTGATTATCGAACTCAAGAAAGTGTTACTGTTTTTGTAGGTGGTTATACATATCAAAATGTAGGGAGTGGTAACACCACTTGGTATTATGTATCGGCAACTGTTTTAGGTCAAAGTGCTAATCAAAATTATACTGTAAGATTCGGTGATAATGGTACTGAGCATTGTGTTTGGGTAGGTGATACTGATAGCACATGGAATCATTTGCAAGTTATTGTTAGAGATTTTTTTGCTGGTTATACTGCTGATATTAACAACTATTTAGGTGCTTGGGATATTAATGTTGTAACTACTCAAACAACTGTAAACAATACATTGACAAATTGTTTTCCAATGTCATCAGATACAATAACTGGTTATTTACCATTAACTGGTGGTACAGTAACTGGAAATGTGTTATTAGGTAGTAATACTAACATATCAATGGATGCTTCGGCTAATGGTCAATTAATGATTGATGGTGTTGGTTACCAAGGTGCTATTGCTTTAGATGAAAATGCTATGCACATTTACCATAATAGTTCTGGTAGAAGTTTAGTTTTAGGAACTAATGAAACTGCTAGATTAACTATTGATGGTGGCGGTTCTAGTTCTACTTTTTCAACAACTTATTTAACAGTAGGCGGAGAGGGATATATAAGAGGTGATGATAGTGGTTATTTACATTTTCAAGGTGGTACAAGTGGCACTAGATTTTACAACAATAGTAATAATGTAGCTAATTTTACAATATTAGATGATGGCACAGCAACTTTTTCTGGTAACTTAACATCAGCTAGTTTATCAGCCGCATCAATAGGTATAACTGGCACAAATGGTACAGATGGCAAAGGTATTTCATTATATGGTGGTGCTAGTAGTGGCGAACCTACATATGGAATGATGTTCCAACAGACATCAAGTTATGGAACAATGGGTTATGTAACTCAAGATTGGGCAACCTATTTCACAATGAACACAAGTTCTAACAGAGGTTGGATTTTTAGAAAAGTTGGAGTTGGTAATGTAGCATCAATAAATAATGATGGTAAGGCAACATTTGGCACACCCTCTAAATTTTATACTAACGATTCTGAATTGTTTATTGAAGATGCTGGTACAAATGCAGTTCAAATAAAAACTGGTGCTGGTGATGAATTATATATTGGTGGTAATAACACATGGCAATTTAGAGGAACAACAACTGGTCAAGCACAATTAAATTCAGCTGGTTATTTTAATGTTACCTCTGGTGCATCAAACTATGCTGGAATAGAAATGTATCAAACCGATGGTTCAAGAATTGGTTTTTTCTATGGTGATAGTGGGCAAACATCAACACCTAATATTGGTATTTTAGATTCAGATGGTAACTGGGCAGTTAGATGTAGGAGAGACATTTCTGTTGATTTAATAGTTAATGATGTACAAAAATTTAATGTAACAACAGCTATAAATTATAATTATCAGCCAACTTGGATTGAGGGTGGTTCAGCTAATTGGAATGAAACTACACCAGGTCAAACAACTGGTTCTTTACATCTTAACCCTGGAAGTAGTACTGACAATTTCGGTAGTGCAATAACATTTGGTGCATCTGACCATAGTAGTGGTACTGTTGCAGATGCTGGTATATATACTAGAAGTGATGGAAGTTATGGAACTAAAATGTATTTTGCTACAACCGACAGCTATGCAGCTGGTTCTAAAACTAGTATGATGATTGACTATACTGGTAATGTAGGTGTTAACACAACAACTCCATTAAGTAAATTTGTCGTATCAGAGGGTACTAACCAACATGGAATTGAGTTAGCTCCTGGCACTTTAAGCTATATACAAGCGTACGATAGAGCAACTAGCACATATGGAAACATGACAATTGATACTTATCATTTAAGATTCGGTTTAAATAATGGTGGTGAAAAAATTAGATTTACTGAATATGGGCAAATATTAATAAATGCACAATCCTCAGGTTATGGTTCTAATAATTATGGTTATAATCTTGGTGTTAGAGGTAACTCAAGTCAAGCTTATATATCTATTGCTAGAGATACACAAACACTAGACACACAAGGAGTGATAATAGGTTTGGATACAAACCATTCTTATTTTATTAATAGAGATGCTTTACCTATTGAATTACATACAAACAATACTGTAAGAATGCATATACATGGTTCATTAAATCGTGTTGGTATTGGCGGTGATGCAGTTTCTAGTGCTGGTGTAAATAACTTTTTAATGGTAAAAGGTTCTTCACATTCTGGTATTGTTCTAGTTGATACAGATAGTGGTGCTGTACACGAAATGTGGAATGATGGTGGTACTTTAAATATGTGGGATAGTTCAGTAGGTTATAGAATTAGATTTTATACCAATGGTAATGCTCAAGCATATAATGGTTGGACAGCTGATTCACTAGGCATAACGGGTTCAAATGGAACTGATGGTAAGGGATTATCACTTTATGCGGGTTCAGCATCAGGTGAGCCAACTTATGGAATGATGTTTATGCAAACTGCTACTTTTGGCGGTTATGGTTTAGTAAATGGAAGTTGGGCAACTTACTTTACTATGAATAGCGACACATCTAGGGGTTGGATTTTTAGAAGAGCTGGTAACAGTAATTGTGCGAGTATTACTGCTGGTGGCGATTTATCATTAAAGGGTATAATTAGTTTTCCAGATACAAACATGAGATTATTAGGAACTAGCAGTTCATATTTAAGAATAAAATCTGGTTCGGCTAGTGATTCTGGTATTGAAATGCAAGACACAAGTGGTAACGTATTGGGTTATTTTTATGGCAATACTAATCAAATGGGAATGTATAATAAAGAGGGTTATAATCTTTTCAAAGCAACAACTGGCGGAAGCGGTATAACAACTATTTACAGAGGTGATGGAATAACAAAAATAGAAGCTGGCGATAATGTTAATATATATCATAATACTGGTAATTCACAGTTTAGTTCTAATGGTTATTTTTTCGCTCAATCATGGATTAATTTAGCCGCTGGCACTGGTATATATACAAGTACAAATGGCGGTCACTTTTATGGTAATACTAGTGGTACATATGGAGCATGGCGAACATCTGGTAGCAGAAATGGTTATAGTGGTATTTATGATAATCATTCGGCTACAAATGTAAATATGATGGATTCTAGTGGAAATGGTGGTAATTATCATTCAACTGCTGGATGGCACTTTTATTATAATAGAACAAATCTTTGTTTAGCGATTGGTAGTTCAACAACATCTTCATCTTATTCTTTATATGTAACTGGTTCAATTTATTCAACTGCTGATGTTATTGCTTATTCGGATAAAAGAGCAAAAGAAAATATAGTTACAGTTGATAGTGCTATTGAAAAAGTAAATAAATTAAGGGGAGTTTATTATACACCTAAAGAGGGTGATGATAAATCAAGAAAAGTTGGGGTTATTGCTCAAGAAATTTTAGAGGTATTGCCAGAGGTTGTAACACACGACAAAGAAAATGATAGATATGGAGTTGATTATGGTAAAATTACTGGTTTATTAATAGAAGCTATAAAGGACCAGCAAAAACAAATTGATAAATTGACTAAATTTGTAGATAAATTAAATAAATAAATTATGAATATAGAATACAGTTTTAGAATTGATGGTATTGACATTGCACCAAAATTAGATAATCTTGACAAAGTAATTACAAGAGTTGGATTTTCTTATATCGGTAAAGATACAGAAAGTGGTTTTGAAGCAAACTTTTTTGACAGATTAGATTTTATACATCCTGATGTAGAAAACTTTACACCTTTTGATGATGTTACAGAGAATGAATGTATTAAATGGGTTGAGGATAAATGGACAAGTGTTGACATGGCAAAAAAAAGTATTGAAGGTCAAATTGAATCGCAAATTAATCCAATGTTTAAATCAGTTGATAAACCTTGGGGTGAACCAATGATTGATAAACCTACTGAATAACAATGGCTGGAGTTCCAACATCAGGCGATATGTCAATGTTAAAAGTCGCCAGAGAACGAACTGGCTCTGGTTATGAGTCAAGTATTACAATAACACCGCCTATATATTTAGCAGATTTATCAAGATTGACTGGTGGTAATGCTAGTGGCTCAGGCAGAAGTTATCCAGCTGTTAACTTAAATAATCAAGCTGACCAACGACCAGATGGTCAAAATCCACTAAGAATGGAAGAGTTTAAAGGTTATCAACAGAACTTGACACGAACTCCTTTTTACTATGTATATAGTTCACAAAATTCAAATAATGCTTGTCAAGCGGCATTACCATTAGGACCATATTTTCACACAGATGGCAATAATTTATACCCAGATAATTTAACTGGTATCTATACTGCTTATACAACACAAACTGGAACAACACCAGTTTCAAGTGGATATTATGCTGTTTATGATTCTTTTTTTAATTCAACTGGTAAATGGATTTATGTTGGTTCTAATGGCGCTATAACTGGTGGTGGCAGTTGTTAAAATAATTACTAAATTTGTAATTAATTAAATAAATATAAAATGAGCAAATTAGAGGAAAACGAATTAAAAGAATTAAGGGAATCAATAGCAAAACCAAATCAAATTGCAAATGAAATTGGTATGCGAGTAATTGCATATAAATCTATTGACAAACTTGTTGATTCATTTACTGAGGCAAGTAAAGAGCAACAAGAGTTAATGAAATCTATTGAGGAAAAACATGGCAAAGGTTCTTTAAATATTGATACTGGAGAAATCACACCAATTGAAGAATAATGCCAGTTTTAAATGCCAGTAGCTTTTTATTATTAAAAGATACAACAGTTATTGGTCATTCTAAAAGCACATCATTTAATGTTAATGTAGATACACCAGAATCAACTACAAAAGATAGTTTAGGATGGCGTGAAATTATACCAGGTGTTAAATCTGGTACAATAAATTGTGAGTGCTTAACTGATTATTCTAACAGCTTGAATTTTGATGAAATTGCCGACATGGTTATAACTCGGCAAAAAGCAGTTTTTTATTTCAAAGATACTGTAAACACCAAATTAATAGTCAGAGGTGAGGGTTTTATTGTATCGGTTGATGAAACTGCGGAGTTTGAAAATGCAACCTCTTTTAACTTAGATATAAATTTAACTGGTATATTTACAGTTAGTGATGCATCTGAGGGTAAGACATGGGATAATGTCTTTGAAAAATGGGAGGATATTGCTACAAACTGGGAAAATGTATAAATATTTTATTTGTATATTTGTCTTAAATTAATAATTAAAAAATATAAATTATGGCTACTGTCGGAGTATTTAATGGAACTAACTTATTACTAAAATTTGCCGCTGATGGTGGTTCACCAGCATCAATTGGACATTCAACATCTTGTTCACTTTCACTATCTAATGATTTGCCAGAGGCAACTACTAAAGATAGTAGTGGATTTCAAGAGGTTATTGCTGGTGTAAAAAGTGGTGAAATTAGTTTTGAAGGTTTAGTTGCTTATGATGATGCAAATAATGCTATTGAGGCGGCTGATTTTCTTTTAGCTAGAACAAAATTAGATTGGTCTTTTGGAACTGCCGCTACTGGGGATGAGGTTTATTCTGGTGAAGGTTTTATTAGCTCAATTGAAATGAGTGCCGAAATGGAATCACCAGTATCTTATTCTGGTTCGATTACTGTTACTGGTGCAATTGCTAAATCAACTAACTAAGAAAAATAACATATAATCTAAAGGGGTATAGCTTAAGGAAACTATACCCTTATATATATATATATAAATTATGGCAAACAAGAAACGAGGGTACTACACCCTAAAACTAGGTGGTAAAATGCGAACTATGCATTTTTCAATGAATTTCTGGTCCAACTTTACTGAACAACTTAATATTTCACTTGACCAAATAGGTGAGGTTTTTGCTGGTGGTATGTCTATAAAAGGTATTAGAGCTTTGATATATTCTGGCCTTTTAGCACATGACCAAGAGCAAGGTAATGATATTGATTACAATGAATTTAAAGTTGGAATGTGGCTTGAGGATTTTGATTCTGAAAAATTAAATGATGTGGTAAATGCAATGATGGAATCAAGAATTTTAGGTAATGACTTAAATATGGGAGTTGCTAGAAATATTAAAAAAACCTCAAAACCTACAAAAGAGGGAAAGTAACAACCCAGCTGACATGGGATAGTTTATTAGATTATTATATTGGTCAAGCTGGGATAATGCCAGATGTTTTTTGGAAAAATACTTGGAAAGAAAATCATTTACTTGGCGAATCACACATGATAAAATCTAATATGCAATGGGAACAAGTAAGGTATATTGCATCAATGTTATATAATGTTAATTGCAATAAAAAAGCTCAAATGATTACACCAGATAAATTATTCCCTTTGCCTCAAGATGTCTATTTACAAAGAGGCAAACCAAAATCATCAAAAGATGAAATGATGGCATTTAAAAAATTATCTGAATCTAAAAAGCCACAAAAATAAGTGGCTTATTTTTTTTGTATTTTTGAATAAAATAAAATTACATGGCGGATAGTAAATTAAGAGTACAACTAATTGGCGATGCATCACGATTAACTGGTACGCTAAATAAAGCGAGTGCAAGGTTAAAATCATTTGGTAAAAACGTATCAGCTGTTGGAGCTAAAATGCAAAGATTCGCATTACCAATGGCATTAGCTGGTGGTGCGGCTATAAAAATGGGTGCTGACTTTGACAAGTCATTAACTAAAATAAAATCTTTGGTTGGGGTTGCTGGTGATGAGGTTGATAAGATGGGTAAAAAAGCCAGACAAATGGCTATTGAAACTGGACAATCTAGTACTGATGCGGCCAATGCTTTATTTTTTATTACATCAGCTGGTTTAAAAGCTGATGATGCAATGGATGTTTTAAATGCATCCTTAAAAGCTAGTGCGGTTGGTTTAGGTGATGTTGCCCAGGTTGCTGATGCGGCAACCTCAGCCATGAATGCTTATGGCCCAAAAGTATTAACAGCTACTGATGCAACAGATGTTTTGGTTGCGGCTGTTAGAGAGGGTAAATTATCTAGTGAGGAATTATCTGGCTCTATTGGTGCTGTAATACCTATCGCATCAAATATGGGTGTTACATTTAATGAGGTTGGTGCAACTATGGCGGCCATGTCAAGAACTGGTACAAATGCGGCAACAGCATCCATGCAATTAAAAAACATATTGATGTCTATTAATAAGCCATCAAAGGAAGCGGCTGATGAACTTGAAAAAATGGGTTTATCATCCAATATGTTAAAACAAAAAATACAAGATGATGGTTTATTATCTGTTTTAGAATTATTAAAATCAGAATTTGGCCAAAATGCAGATGCTCAAGCTAAAGTTTTTGGTAACTCAAGAGCTTTAATGGGTGTTATGGATTTACTTGGTAAAGGTATTGGTTCAACAAGAGAAATATTTGGCAAACTAAATAATGTACAAGGTGATACACAAAAAGCATTTGATAAAACATCTGATAGTGCAAGTTTTAAATTAACAAAAGCATTAAATACAGCTAAGGAATCATTTGCTGAAATGGGTTCTGTTTTACTAACTACATTATTGCCATTAATACAAGATATTACTGGACTTATTACAAGATTATTTAAAGCGTTTAATAACTTAGACCCAGGGATGCAAAAATTTATTTCAGCCGCTGGTGTTTTAGCTCTTGCCTTACCTACAATTATTGGTTTATTTGGAACATTACTATCAGCCATTGGTGCATTATTATCGCCAATTGGATTAGTTGTATTGGCAATTGCTGGTATTGGTACTGCAATTTATCAAAACTGGGAAACTGTTGGGCCAGTATTAGTTAAATTATACAACAAATTTGTTGATTTATATAATGGGTCCGAACTTGTTAGGGGTGTTATAGCGGCTTTAGAGTTTGCATTTACTGCCGCATTTATTAGAATGAAAGAGGGTGTCTCTCAATTAGTAAATGGTTTAGAAACTGTTTGGGCGGCTGTTGAAGCATTTGCGAATGATGAGAGTGTTATGGATGCATTAAAACAAGGTTTTGAAAATGGCAAAGAAATTTCAAAAAAAGCTGGTGAGGATATTGCCGATGCATTTAATAAAGGAATGGCAACTGTAATAAATGGTGAGTTGGAACATAAAACATTTGATGGTGTTACAAATGCAATGAAAAATGTAGCTAGTAAAACTAAAAACTTTGTTACTGGATTATTAAGCGGTAATAATTTTGGTGGTGCCGCTGGTGGTGATGGTGATGATGGTAATAAAATAAAATCAGTAAATGCAATAACAACTAAAGGGTCAACATTTGACCCAGTTACACAAATGGCTCAAGGTGCTAAAGAAGGTAATGTTTTATTACAAACTGAATTGACAAAATCAAATGCAATATTACAAGCTGATTTGGATAAGCGTAAAGAAAAAATGGAAAGGTTTAAGCAGTTAGGCCAACAAATGGGTCAAGAGGTTGAAGGTGCATTTGCTAGTATGGGTTCATCAATAGCTGAATCATTAGGAGCTGGTGAAAGTGCATTAGGTACTTTTGCTGGTGTTTTAATACAGACAGCAATGACATCCATAGGTGCCTCATTAGCTGGTACGATGGGTTCTGGTATGGAAGCGGCTGGGCAAACTGCAAAAGGTTTTGGTCCATTAGCGGCATTTGTTTTACCAGCATTATTAGCTGGTGCGGCTGTTGCTGTTAAAGGTGCATTTAGTAAAGTAGAAAAACCAAAGAAATTTGCCGCTGGTGGTATTGTATCAACTCCAACAATGGGATTGATGGGCGAATATCCTGGAGCTAGAAGCAACCCAGAGGTTATTGCACCATTAGATAAATTAAAAGGCATGATTGATGGTAAAGGCGGTCAGTCGGTACAAGTAGGTGGTTCATTTACTTTAAAAGGTCAGGATTTAATAGTGGCATTACAAAGAGCAAACAAACAACGAAATAGAGTTATATAATGGCGTATGGTGTAAAATACAGATTGGAGTTTTCCGATGATGCGGAAAATGGAAAAAAAATAGAAATATTAAAAAAAAATTATTCTGGTTCTGTTTTACCAATAGTGGGTCAAGCTGACCCATGTGTTATAAGCTGGGAAGGTGATGACAATTTTTATTCGCCAATAAAAGGTTCTCAATGTACATTAAATTTATTTGTAACTGATACAGTAAGTTATGATAATTTTTATGAATTTGATGAAAGAGAATATCAAGTAAAAATTTCATATAAAGATAGTAGTAATAATTATCAAACATATTGGATAGGTTGGTTGGTAGTTGACCAATTTAGAGAGGCAATTACAACAAAACCATTTCCAATAACACTAACAGCATTTGATGGGTTGGGTACATTAGATGCCTACACAATGTATATAGATGATACAAGTGTTAGCCAGGTCAATGCTAGAACCTATATCACACAAACATTAAATAATTTAGATTTAGAACTTGATATTTATGTTAGTCAAGATATATTTATTAGAAATCCTGGTAATACTGTATATTCATTATATGATGTTATGAATATAACACCTTATGCATTACTTAAGGATAAATATGATGTTAATACTGCAAAACATATATTAGAACAAGTTTTAAAAA